CCAACGATTATCTTTAGACGCGGCAATGCCCCAAATTGAGGTTTACTCAGGCTACACGCCGAGGAAGGCATTAGAGCCCTTCCATGATCGGGTTGAGAGAGAAGCGATCCTCATCACCCACCGCCAATTTGGTAAGACGGTAGGGCTCTGCAACGATGCGATTGAGCGGGCTTGCATGAACAAGCGAGCCTTTCCCCCTCCCGCCTACGCCTGGTTTTACCCTACCCGAGTCCGAGCCAAAGACATCGCCTGGAAGTACATCAAGCACTACATCGGCAACATGCCCTCCTGCTCGTTCTCGGAGACTGAACTACGCCTGACGTTGCCCAACAGGGCCACAATAACGCTCTATGGAGCGGATAAAAGCCGAGGGGTAGGTCTTACCCTTGACGGTGTTTATTACGACGAGGCAGACGAGATTCCGCCCAATGTGGTGGCTGATGTTGAGCCGACCTTAGCAGCCTTCAAGGGATTTACCGTCTTCGCTGGGATGCTCAAAGGTCGGTATAACCTTTGGCGCAGGTACAACGACGCAGCCAACCAGCCGCAGATTTACCGTCAGTTGATCCGAGCTTCCGAGTCGGGGATCTTCGATGCTGAGGAGTTGGCTAAGATGCGGCGTACCATGGGGGAAGCAGCGTATGAGATGCAGCTTGAGTGCAATGCCAATGCCTCAATCGCCAACGCGATCTATGGGGCTGAGATGGATAGTCTGAGGAAGGAAGGCCGGCTCAAAGACCTGAAAGCCGATCCAGCCAGCCCACTTTACACCTTTTGGGACATCGGCCATGCTGACACAGGAGACGATTGGACCATCTGGCTCGTTCAGTTCGTTCAGAGAGATATTCTCCTTTTGGACTATTACGCCAACACCGGCAAAGTTCCTTCGCACTACGCCAACAAGATCAAGGATTGGGAGGACAAATGGCATGGACGAGTGGCTATGAACTACTTACCGCATGATGGCGGGAGAAGGGATCAGGTCGGGAAGACGACGCAAGATCACCTGAGAGAAGCGGGATTGGATCGAACCAGGCTTGTCCCCCGCAGCCCTGAGATTTGGAACGGGATCAATCGCTTACGTGCTCTGCTGGCTAGAGTTTACATCAATCAGACCGCTTGCTGCTCACCTTGGACGATGGGGGAAACCGAGATGCCGTCAGGCGTCGATTGCCTCGACTACTACACCAAGAAAGTAGAAGCCAGCACAGGGCTAATCAAAGACGTTCCCGTTCATAACCAGTTTTCCCATGGAGCAGATGCGGCTAGGACCATGGCTGAGGCTGAGGGCCACCGCATGATTGAAGGTGAGTCAGACCTGGCTGCGCTCGGCCGGTCGTCAGGTTTCAAGATCACTCGGGAGCCGCAGAGAGACGCACAAGGACGTAGCCTTCACGGTCAGCCAAGAAAATTCACGGTTACGAGATGACTTACAAAACTCCGCCCTCGTGGCGCAGGTTGCCTTTTCCCCTATGAAGCCTTAAAATGCCTGAATTACGTAAGTCACCATTTGAGCAGGTCAGAGAGCTCTACGAGAAACACCCCCAGCCAAGATCATTTTGGGAAGACCTGGATTGGTTCAGCCTTAACGGCTATGTGATCGTCACTCCTGATTTTATGGTCATGGGGAACAAGCTGCGTTCAGACGCCTGGTTCATCCACGCGATAGCAGGCGACCTAGCCAAAGCCTGGGACGCCCTGCCCTACGACCTGCCTTACATCGCCTTTCACCGGCCTCGCACTCCTGCAAATGACTTGCGTTTCTACCCGCTTGCCCGTTTACGTGCTCTCAGCAAAGCCCATGTATTGGAACCTGCCTAAGCACTCGGTCAGATATTTTGGCGGTGGATCAGCCGCAACCCCAGCCATCCCGCCGGCTACTCCTCCCGTCACTCCGAACCAATCCGCAGTCCTGGGAGCCCAGCAGAATCTTTACCGTGAGCAGCAGAACCGAAAGAGCCTGAGCAAGACGATTTACGCTGGTGCTACGGGCGGGTGGTTTCCGGCTTCCCCTGGCTCGACCACCACGGGTCCAGGCATGCAGGGCGGTTCTCCGAAGGTTGGCTCGGGTGGGACTAAGACCGGATGAACGATGCCATCCAAACCCTTCAATACGGAGACATTACGGTCAGGAAGATTTCGGCCTCAGAATATGAAATTTCGCGCCCGGAGTTCACCATCGATCTTTATGTCAAACTATGCGCTATCCGGACCAGCCTCAAAGCCCAAGGATTCCGCTGCATCGCTCAAGATCGCTTTGAGCCTAATGGACGGATTGTAACCCGCTTCGTTCGCCATGATTGGACCACAAACAGACCACGAGGGCAGTCCGCTACCATCGGGAGCGATGTACACAAAGTTTCTGACGCAGGAGATGCTCGACGAATGCTCGCGTGCCCTGGGCAGGCCGTTGATGTCTAACGAGGTCGTCATTCTTGATCGACTCTTGCAGAAGGAGCAGGAGCGCCGAGGTGCAAAGGTCTTGTCTAAGGACGAACTCACAATGTCCTTCTTGCGTTCAGTAAAGCGTGTCTGATGCCAAGCGAAGCGGACAGCTTAGGCCAGAAGCTCTTTCGTCGGGCAACCGCCTTAGCGGAGAAGCGCAGGTACATCTTCGATTCCGTCGTCCAGCAGCTTTACCAGTATTTCATGCCCGACTTGTCGGATGTGAATACGGAAAAGACTGAGGGGATTGCAGACTGGTTTCAGGATGTCTATGACTCCGCTCCGATCCGAGCCGTCTCAACCTGCTCGGTCGGTATTCGTAATTGGGTAACACCCTCAACCGAACCTTGGCTAGGTCTTTCTCCCCCTCCCAATTTACCGAAGCAAGCGCAACCGCTCTCAGCCCGAGGTCAGCGTCTTTCTCAGCCTCCTGGCGGTTTGGTTGACGATCAGGGAATGGACGATGCTTCGCGGTGGTGCGATGAGGAAGCGGCGGGCATGCTTCAGGATCTCTCCTCCTCCAACTTCTACGCCATCATCCAGCCCTTCAACAAAGCCGCCTGTGTCTCAGGCACGGCCCTGATGTTTTGCGAGGAAGGCAAGGCCGAGGCCCTCAAGTTCGAGCAGTTCAAGTTCGGCACCTTCGCCATAGCCGAGAACGATCAGAAGATCGTCGATACGGTCTTCCGCTGGTTCAAACTGACGGTGAGGCAGGCTTGCCAGCGGTGGTGCGAGAAAGATGAGAGCGGCGAGTACGATCCCAGCAAGCTCCCGAAGTGCATGCAGAAGGATGTGGAGAAGCAGCGGTACGACAAAGAGTACATGTTCATCCACAGCTGCATGCCGCGTGAGAACTTTGAGGCGATGGGAGGGGAGATCAAAGGCGAGTTCTCGAAGGACATGGCTTTCGCTTCGATCTACATGTCCGAGATTGAGAAGACGATTATCGACGTGGGTGGGTACGAGGAGAATCCTTACTTCTGCCTCCGCTTTTCACGTTGGGGGACGGACAACCAGCCCTACGGATGTTCGCCGGCCTTTGAGACATTGCCCGAAGCCAGGCAGCTTAACTACGTCACCCAGTTTCAAGATGCTCTCTCCGAGCTAAAAGCCTTCCCTCGTTTCATCATACCTGACTCGGTAACGGGTGAAGTTGAACTGGCAGCCGGCGGGGCTACGACCGTCCGAGCCGACGACATGGCCGGCGGCAAGGTGCCGAAGGAGTGGATGACCGAAGGTGAGTCGGGCGAGATCATCCAAATGCTGGAGCGTAAGGAGAACGCCATCAACAAGGCTTTCTTTGTCGATACGTTCACAGCCCTGAGCCAATTAGGAGACAAGGTGACGGAGAGCACGCTGGGGGCTATTGCCTTACTTCAAGGCGAGAAGCTGGATCAGTTTACCGGGACTTTCGACCAGTACAGGACCGAGCTAATCAATCCCCTGATTCGCCGCATGCTTGGGCTTCGTCAAAGAGCCGGGCGTTCTCGCCCCGCTCCTGACAGCCTGATGGTGCAGACGAGCAACGACCCTAAGAAGCCGAAAGAACTGGCCATCCCGAAGATTCAGATCAAGAGCCGGGTAACGTTGGCTTTGTCTGAGGTCAGGAATAACGGCCTAGCCAAGACGATGCAGATGTGGGCCGGGATTGCCGAACAGCACCCCGAGATTTGGGACAACATCAACCTCGATAATGCTTTCCGAGGATCGAGTCGAGACTTGGGCAACAACGAGGCCAACCTCCGCTCTTGGAAGGACATGATGCAGATCCGAGCGAAGCGCGAGAAGATGCAGCAGGAGCAGATGGCCCTTGAGAAGGCCAAACTGGCATCCGAGTTGGCTAAGAACTTGGGCAAGGCGCCGCAGAAAATGCAGGACGCCGCAGCGGGCCAACTTGAGCAATTCCAGGCCGCGCAGAGCGCATGATAACCGAGCGCAGGCTGCAAGAGGCGTATTTGGCCGTTCTGGGCAATCCTACGGCGATTCTCTCCACAGACCAAGCCCTGGTATGGAAAGACATCGAATCCTTCTGCCATGCGTACAGGACGCTGCCAGAAAGGCTATCTGGGGGTGAACTCTCGGAACGGGCTTTATGGTTGAACGAAGGCAGGAGAGAGTATTGGCTCCGGGCGAGGGGTCACGCGCTCGCCGCCACCCAACCCGAGCCCGAACCCATCAAAGTTTTACGTAAGAAGAAATCCATCCAACCAAAGGTATAATATGGCAGGCCCCAACTTGCAGTTAGACATCAACGACAAGAACGAGATCATTCACATTCGCGGCGTCAACGGAGCCCGAAAAACCGTCATTGCTGAACTGAGTCCCGAGACGAAGACGATCTATTGGGCTGATGCGGAGACACAGTGGCAGTACCGCAAGAGCGTCGAAGCCTTTCTCACCGCCGAGAAGATCCCGATTCGCACCGTCCTGCTCAAGGGCCAAAAGCCTGATGTGATTAGCCCGAAAGCCCCGCCCCGGCCCGCCCTCCACAAGATGCAGGGTGCTCTCACGCCGGCTAACGTGGACTGGATGTATAAATGGGCTCCCATCGAGTTCCAGAATACGCTTGGGGTTGAGGTCCGTAAATTGGCTGATGGGGAAAACCCTCCCGCCGATCCGCGAGACTTGTGGGTTAAGGCTGATGTGATTCGGACGGAGAGCCGCCCGGTTGAGGAAACCCATGGAGGACAGTACATCTCCATCCGGTTCAAGGCCAAGGATCAGATCATCGCCAGGGCTCGCACGCACCTGACCTTTGAACGCAAAGAGATTTTCCGGGGAGACACGGCATTGGATCAGGCCGAACCCTACGAGGATCGCTACACCCCGAAGGCGCTTGAGCTCATGGAAAAGCGCGGGGAGATCGAGCTCGTTTGGCGTCGGAACGCTCCCGCCTCAGCCGGCTCCTCGGTCTAGTCCATGGCCCTGGCCAACATCCCAGGAGCAAGCAATCCGTCCGCCTCCGTCACTAACCGCGTCGTAACCAATACGAGCGGCCCTGGTAGTTCAGGGGGTGGCGGGGGCGGAGGAGGGTCGGGCACGGTCACGCAGGTCAACACCGGAACGGGTTTGACGGGTGGACCGATTAACACCACTGGGACGATTTCCGCCAATCTGGCTTCATCTTCC